CAGTAGGTATAATACCGCTTCGAATAGGCTCCGTAGTGAATTTTTACGTTTGCGACAATCATTTTCGAAGAATACTTCGTTTATATAAGACCATTGACCCTCGGTCAAAAGTGTCTGATAGAGATTGATTCTATGCATATGAACAATGTTTTTCTCCTTCAACACTTTGGCTGAGGGTTTGTTATGCCCTATAACATTTTTTCAATTCTAATTTTAAACAGTTTCTTAGTAAATTGTTGTTTATAGAATGTCTATTGAGATTTGTTTGGCATCTCTGACGAGTTCATAGAGATGCCTCCAATCAGGCATGGTGGTATGGTTGATGAGGTCGTTTGCTGTCGGGTATATGTCGCTGATACGATGATAGAGGGGATCTGCAATGTATGCGCCATCATCATCGACAATAGCGAGGTATTCATTGCCCTGATACTTTATCCGCAAGTCATAATACTGAACCGCGAACTCGTAGAAAAGCATCTCGGCATTGGCGTTCTTATACCCCGAATTATTGGGGTACTGGATAAAGCTGTCAGGTGGATACTCAGTGTTAATCCATCGACCGTTGATGTCTTGCTTTATGTATTCGTCTCTATTTTTCCACATGATTATTTTTTAGTTTTCTGAAAGTTCTGGACTCTTTGCAGAAGTGCCATGCGCGGGTCATTGGGCGAGAACCGTTCAGGTTTAAGCGCTCGGCCATTCTCCCAACGGTGGATATGTGGTCCATCAATCGCCTCGCCTTTCTTTTGAGCCTTTTTTGAATTGTGCGGCTGGGTATGGATAGCCCATTCCTTTTTGTGATCAGCTCCGTACTTGGCAATCTCATTCACGCCGGAACCATCCTTGTAGAATGTAACGTACATTCGCGGCGCGGAGTTGCTCTCTTCAGGGCTTTTATTCTTATCACCTCCCGTCCATTCGACAATCTCAATATCACCATAGACAGGGTCGTGGTACGTTCCGTGGCTCATATATTGTCGCTCCGACGATGCTATGCTGCCGTTGACTGATGCTGTTCCGTTACCTCCCATAGCTTCTCAGATTTAGCACTCGTTCATTGTTGAAATATATGCTCACCGAGGTATCCTCACCAGGTATCATGGTGCCATAGCGGATAACGGCAAGCGGTCGGAGCCTCGACAATGCCTCTCGGTAGCCTTTGAGCCACAAAAAGCGGGTCAACCCATATCGGGCAGCGCCGGTGCTGTTAATGGCGATGACTGACTGTTGAGGTATGCCGTCAAAGCAATACTCATAGCTGTCAGGCAATGACCATGTGACGTTGGGAATTACCGTCACTCCCTGAGATTGTAGCCATGCACCTATGAACTTGCCCCGATAGTTGTTCCACATCCGCTGAGGATAAGGCATATCGGTGTACTGGCTGAAGTCTGGAGCGATGACGCACTGAAATTGTCTCAGACATTCAACATAGCGGTCAGGTAGGTTCCAGATTCTTTCAAACTGGTAATCATCAATAAAGAAATGTACGCATTGGTTATGGTCCTTGGCCGTAAGTGCCGCATTGAACGACACAAGCGAAGTCGGAATGATGTTGCACGCTTTGAGCGTTGGCATCTCATAACCATCTGCAAAGTTAACGAATTTCTTTAAGTGCAGATTGTCTAATTGGGACTTTCTTGCTATTGATGATGTTGATGTGATGTGTGTAGCGTGGTCCCTTTTCATCGTTTTTGCTCTTTTTACTTCATTCCTTTTTGCTTTTTTGATTTTTGATTTTTTCTATTTCCCCACTGCCATTTTTAGAACTGAGTTTCAGTTTTGTTTTTGCGTAAATGGGGCATTTATCCCGATAGGCGCATTCTCCGGCCTTTGCCTGGGCGAAACGCTCATGCCATAGAACCGCGTAGAACTCTGTGCCCATCTCAGCCTCTTCGTTGAGATAGCCAACGAGTTTCATGCAGAAAAAGCCGCTGTCGCTCTCTTTGTCGTCGTGGAGTGCCACAATGCCGTTACTGTTCGGTCTTGCCATAATTGGGTTATGATTGGTTTGCGACTATAATCAATTTAGACCCGTCGGGATAGGTCAGTGCCTTTTTGAAAAGTTTATGACACCTCGCCGGTATATTGCGATACCTCAGATGCCATTCATTCCACAAGATGCAGTGGCCGCGCTTGACGCCGGGGTTGAGGTGGGTTGCCCCCGTGTTCATGCAGGGGCAACTTCCACAACTCCGTGGCTCATCATAGAACCGGTAGCCATTTATCTCAACCATCTTCTGCGGTTTTGTGAGTCTCGACTGACACGATGATTTCAATAGTCTTATTGTCGGACTCTATAACGACTTTGTGCTTTATGCTCTCTACATCTTTTAGCAGGAAACCCGTGAGGTTCCCTATTAGGCTGGCAGCTCTCTCGTTTGGATTATACGAGAATGGCACGAATGTATCATGCGATATGAACTGTTCTATTTCCTTTTTCTTGAACATTGTTGATTATTTGGGTTGGTGATTCTTGGAGTGCCCGACACAAGGCCGGGCACCATGCTTTCGGAATACTCGTGTGGACGGCGTTGCCGATAAACTTCTTCTGATCGCTCTGATTGCCCATCAGCACATAGTCATCGGGAAAGCCTTGAATACGCTTTAACTCCACGACCTTGAGCATCCTCAGTTTGATGTCGAATACATTATAGCAAGCCATGAACTCCTTTATCTTTACCGTCATGGGAGAGTCATTCTCATAGACCTCTATGCCGATACCTCCACCCTCGACGCAGACGAGATAAGGAGGCCGCTTGTCCATTCGGGCAATGAGAGTGAAACACGGCTCATCTATGGAGCTGCCAGACGAGAAGAACTGTGGGTTCATCAAGAAGAACTGACGGTGATCCTTGGTGGAAAACATACGCGGCTCACACTGGATTCCTTCAATAGAAGTCAACTGCTCAACCGTGACAAGATGATGTTTCGGGTTGGCTGTGATACATCCGGCAGGCTCATCAATAGAGGTCGGGCGCCCTTGGCCGTACTGCATATCCAAGAACTGAGGATTAACCAGTGCGAACTTGTCTTTGGTAGGAATGGTGGGCGCCGGGCTGTCAATGTCCCGACAGCCACCGTTACCGTAGAACGATGTCAGGAAGTGTGCGCTGACGAGCGCGTGATGGTCAACGCACGTTATCGTTCCGGCCGGCTCATCCAACGACACGTTCTTATCGTAGGTCGAGCCGCTGAACTGCTTTGACAGGAACTCAACGTGCGCAAGTCCGAGGCGGTTCTGAGTGGCCACTGTCGGGCACGGCTCATCAATGGAGGGCGGCACATACTTTCCTCGCTGACTCATGCTGTTGAACTTTACCAGGAAGGCATCTTTGCCACCGGCCACAAATTTGATGAGTCCGGCATAGATACGCATCAGCGTCTTCTCGGCCAATGGCTTCTTCCTCGTGAATATGGATTGTCCCCACTCTTCGAGGTTGAGGACATATCGCACGGCTCGCCACCGTTCCAGATTGCCTGTGGGCCGTCGGCTGTGGGTCGGCTTGGGGAACACAATCGGCAGACCTCTCTTGGCGAACATACCGAAATAACGCTTTCGTGTGGTCCGCGCGCCGTAGTCAGCCGAGTTCAAGATGCGATAGTCGTAGTTGTAGCCATACCCTTTGACGTTCTTGATCCATCGGACATAATCACGCCCTTTGTCCATTGAAAGCGGACGGCCATTCTTATCGAGCGGCCCCCACGACATGAACTCTTCAACGTTCTCTATCTGGATAAAGTCGTGGTCGATGGCTTCGATGTAACGGTATAGGTGTTCCGCGAGAGTCCTGCTGTCGGCATCACGCGGCTGGCCTCCTTTGGCTCTGCTGAAATTGGTACACTCCAGCGAGGCCCATAAAACAATCAAGGCTTGCGGATTTTCATGTCTGCAAGCCTTGATGCGTTGGATAAGCGGTGTCAGGTTCAACGTCCTGATGTCTTCCGTAAAGTGGAGCGCGCCCGGATGATTGGCCGCGTGTGAGGCTATGGCTTTTGGGTCGTGATTGACACAAGCGATAACCTTGGCACACTGCTCACCTTCCAACCGGGCCTCGTTGACTCCCGTGGAGGTTCCGCCGGCACCGCAGAATAGGTCAATGTATAAAAGTTGTATCATCGTGGTAAACTGTGTTAGTCGTTCTCGTCTTCATCTTCTACCGTGTTTGATTCTCGTATGGCATCGGCAATATTGCTGGCTCCGATTGCTATTGTAGCAGCAAGAAAGAATATGGCAATTGCTATCATTTTTCACCTCCTTTCAGAAGTTCGGGGTCATCGTAGCGATTACCTATAACTTTCACATTGGGATTGGCATAGCCGTACTCATGCCCAAATATGCACAGAGGCACAAGCGAGCAATCTACTTCTTCGATATACTCTCTGATATGGTTTTCGGCCTTATAGACATTCAGAGTCCATTGAAGCGTGTCATTGTCAAATTCAACGACACCATAGCATATACAGTCGTTATCAGGGTCAACACCTCCATTGGGGCCGATTCGGTCATATTTATAATCTGCCTCCAAGATGTCGCCCTCAAATACTTCGTGTCCTTCCTCATCAATAACGCCGGTGAACTGGCCTACGGTTTCGGGGTTGATACGGAAACAACCGCATTTTGGCGTGCTGATATGGGTACGTCCATGAGAATCTTTGACAAAGAGATTGCCGGAGAACCACTCTCCACTATGGAAGTCTTTGCCACGGAATTTTATTGTTCTCATACTCTTTTTCCTAATTTAATTATAAATACTTCTTCATCGGGCGCACCCCATGCAGGGTTGCCGAAACCTATGTGCATACTCTTGATTTCAAAGAGCATCGTAGTTGATGTGTAGCCTCTATGAAAGCGTACATGTGTGTACTCCTGCCACACTTGATCCGTCGGAAGCGAGGCGAGATATTTCAAAGCTCCATCGCGTCCGCTATTGAGCCTGAGGAACCGCTTGACCCAATGGTCGGATAGAACGCGGTATTCTTCCTGTTTCTCGCCGGACTCTTCCATGTCGTACCACTTGTGTTTTACGACCAAATCAAGGATTTTCATTGAAATATTCTTTGAATGGTTTCAGAACCACAGAGATGCCGGCAGAGAGCGCGGCTTCAAAGGTTCTATAAGTTTTGTTATCTATCATGTCTGTTCGCTGAGACCATCGCCAAAAGTAGCCGATGCGGTCACCTGTCTTACTGTTGAACTTAGGACTGACAACGAGGTCTGCTCCAATCTCTTCTCGTAGGAATTTTGCCGACTCGTAGATTGTTGGAGCGGATAGGTTCAACCCCAGGTTCTTCAATATCCGAGCCATCTCAGCTGTTACTTTCTCCTTCATTGCTATTCTCGGTTTTAGGTTCATGCAACGGACAGGTGCAGGTCTTTTCATCGTACATCGGCATAGTCCATGTTAATGTCTCATGTACTTCCTGGCAGAATGGAATGTGCCGCTTACAGTTCTGGCAGAGTGCCGGCCCTCCGAAATAGTTAGGGCCGACACAATAGGCGTAGTCTTTGTTCATGGTGCAGGCTGTCCTTTTAATGCTTTGATAAGAGCATTTGCCTCTCGGACGCAATCATTGGCCGTCATATCCAATTCTCGTGCGCAGAAGGCTCTCATGTCGCCGTCTTCACTTGAAAGACAACGAACAAATATATCCTTGGCAATCTCGTATCGACGCTGTTCCCAATCAATCTGAGTGGCGTCTTTGGTTTTGCGATTGATAGCTATAATCGCATCCATTGTCTGTTTTTCGATTACAGTCATCATCGTTAGTACCAATTTAATACAACGAAATCGTTGCGCTGGTCGCTGTGAGCCATCCACTTGGCAAAGATGCCGATGATGTCATCAAGAGTCTCGCTTATCTGATTCTCTTTGCGCCATAGCTCAAAGTCTCGGCGATTGTAGCAGAATTTTGCTATCAGATTGGCAAGGTCTGCCCGCGTGATTTCAAGTTGCTCAGCACACTCTACATCCTCGCCCTGCCAATTAAGGTCGGGGCACTCCTTATAGAGCAGTCGGTTAATCTCGTCTTGTTTACCACTGAAGTTGTCGTAGATGCGGTGTTTTACCTGATACACCTCGGCAACATGAGCTTTAATTCCCATTTAGATTTGGTTTTATTGGTTTGACTTGTTTATTTCGTTTACGAAGCGGAGAGTCCAACGGTTGATGTAGGCTTGCCAACATCCCATCGAGGGTGCCCATCGGAAACCGTTCCGCTTTAGGTTCTCTCGCATTTCTTCATCGGGCTTGCCGGGGAAATAGATGCGGACGCGGTTCTCGGAATAACACTCCTCGATGGTCACATCATCAATGGTATATTCCCGGTCTTCCTTATTCGCCAATGCCTCTGCCTTTGCGAGTTGCTTTTTGGCAGCGTTTATTTTGGCATTGTTGTTGGTAAGAGCGTAGGCAGGGAATTGTGTGCCATTGGCAACATATCGCTGAGCGTATGGAGCGGAAAAGCCGATATGAACAAGAGCCTCAACTTTCTCGACGTCGGTCATATTCTTGGCGCGTATGATTTTATTTGTCGCCTTCATTTGCTCCTGAACCGCTGTCAACTCGGCAATCTTCTTTTTTAGCCGCTCTATCGCGTCATCATCGCCGATATAGATGTTATCATTATTCTCAACTGCCTCGGCTTTCCTTGCGTAATAGGCAGCTTTCTCGGACTCATGCACGCTCCGAATCATTGCGCTGTTGGAACGCTCCAGGGCGCGGCGGTGTGCTTTCTCGGAATGGTGGCCGACGAGGATAGGTTGGCCGAGGGGAATGTCGGCGACGGCATCATTGCTCGCATTGAAAGCAGCTGTGGCTCTCTTGGCGGCGTTCTCGGCATATTCACGGTAACGCTCGGCCCGTGCCTCTTGTCTTTCTTTTCTGTTCATCGGTCTTGGAATTTGAGAATTACCAACACGTTCTCGTACACTTCGGCCTTGTTGATGGCGCAGAGAGTGCGTCGGCCTTTCCCTTTTTCCACGGAGTATCTCACATCCATATCCTGTGGGAGTTTCTGTAACTCCTTGATAAGTTCTTTTACGTTCATAGTCTCGTTGGTTTTATTGGTTTGACTTATGCTATATCTTCAAGGACTTTGTCAAGAGAACTCCAAAGCTCTTTCACATCATCCTCGCTAAATTCGGTTTCCTCATCGGTGTCTTCATCGTAGTGTGAGGCGGTGATTTCCGTTACCTCTCCCCATGCTTTCCGAAGATCGCAGCTCGGTGGAGTCCAATAATCGCCGGGGTCATTATCCCACTCTCCACAGCACTCATAGGTAACTTCAATGAGCCAGCCATCTTCCTCATAGCAGAAGTAGTTGGTGATTGAGTCATCGCATCGTCCCCATCCATCCTCGTCTTGTTCGTAGTAGGACTCCCCGATTTCGTGGTCTTGGCTTGCGAGCAAATCCACAAGGGTAGGAATGAGAGCGTTGAGGTCGGATATTGTTTTCATCTCTTTGGTGGTTT